TATTTTATATCTTTTCTTACAGCCATTAGTTAAAATTTAAATTTAAAGTATCTTCAATAGCAGTATTTATAACATTATAATATATTTGTACTGTTACTTCATTATTGTCTGGGTTAGATAAAACATTTAATTCACTAACATTTACAAGAGGAAACTCGTTTTTTATTTTTGTATTTATATCTTCTTTTAAGAAATCTAAACTATCAGAATTTATTTGAGAAAATATGAATTGTCTTAAACCACCACCAAATGTTGGATTACCAGGTCTTTCACCAGGATTAGTTAAAAAGTAATTAATTAGATTATTTTTTATTGCTCGGGCAGTTTGATAATTAGGAGTAAACACACCACCAGCGTTGAATGGGAGATCTACTCCTATACCAACCCTTGGTCTTAAATCATTAACAAATTGATTTGGTGCTCTAAACGCCATATTATATTTTACCTTTCATTAAACTCATTATTTGGCTCATATCTACCTCACCTTGAGGTAAACTACCATTTGGACTAGTTGTATCTATGTTGCCACTCATTTGTAATGGCATTCTATTTGTATTTGCACTTATAGTACCATTAGCATCAGGCATCATAGACCCTAATACATTTTGTATATTTTCCCTCATTGCCATTCTATCACCTTCAGGCATAGAAGTTTGCATTACTGGGTTTATTTTTGAGGGTGGTGCTACTTCTGTTGTAGGGGTATCCATTCTGTTTTCATAAACAGTTTGTTTAGGAGAGCGTACAGCTTCCATAAGAATGTCTTTCATTTCTTCTTGGATTGCCTCTTTTACAGCTTCCTTTACGATGATTTTTAATTGACTTAGTTTCATATGTTTATAAATATTAAATTAATCTGCTTTTAAATTATTTTGCACTATATAAAATGCTAGTTCATCTAGTAATATTTGATCTTCGGCACTAAATGAAGGTTCTCCCTGTAATATTGTAATTCCTTGAGAATTTTTACCAATTGCTCTTCTTCTATATTGGTCTCCTACTTTAAATTTTTCTTCTTTTATAACTGAAAGTTCAAATCCATTTACGTTACCTATTATTTCATTACCTTGTTGTTCTGAGTTAATTTTTAATGCTAAAAGTTCAGCATTTATTTCATCCATAGGGAGGGGAGGACTAGTGGATGCACATCCTTCTATTAATTCATCAATACGTTTCATATAACTTAATATTATTATTAGAGATATAACTAAAAATACTAAGGATATAATTATAGCTTTTTTAAGTTCTTTAGATACATTTGTAAAAGAATCTAATAATTGTTGTAGTTTTTCTAATCGACTAGTTAAAGAATAAGGTACACCTACTCCTAATGGAGCACCCAAGGGTATAGGTAATGAATTTATAGTCAGTTTTACCCCTTGTAGTTGGAGAGATATATAAAATAGGACTCCAGCAAGAGTAGTATTTACTGCTATTATTACCCACATTTGATTTATTTGTTTAACTATAGAATTTCTTTTTTTAATTAATTCTCTTAATACTTCATTACTAGGACATACTGCTTGTTCTTGTTCTTCTTTTTCTAGTTTAGTAATACCAAATATAATCATTAATTGTATAGCTAAAGGAAGTAATTTATTTTGTACTACACCAGCAAATTTTAATATTTGAGATTTTATAGTTAATAAAGCTAATTCAGCCGCATCTAAAAGAAATTTATTTGCTTGTATTGCTTTTTTATTTATTTCTTCCTCTACTTTTTCTGCTGCTACTTCAGCAGCCTTTTCTATATTTAACATTGGAACTATAGGTAAAACTTGGGGTACTTCACCTGCCAATGTTACTAAAGATTGTTTAGCAGGTGCATATCCTTCTAATTGGTAAAAAGTAAAGGGTTTTAAAATAGCTAATAAAGGTAAAGCACTAATACTTACAGTTCCAAACTTAAGTTCATACTCTCCATTTTCATCAGTTTTTATGTCTTTATTACCATCTTTATCATATACATACTTCTTATATGTTTGATCAATTTTTATTCTTTTTACTTTACCTGTTAATCTATTTACTTCACCATTAGGGTCATCAATCTTAATTTTTCTAGTCTTAGTTACTAATTTCATAGGATATAAAGCAAATTGGGGTTTTACTTTTACTCCTTGGAGAGGTTCATTAGTTTGTTCATCATATATCCTACCTTTAACTGTATAAGTGGTAATGACTGGTTTGTATCTTTCAATAAGGGCTTTAGTCATTTGAAAATCCTCTATAGCTCCTGTTACACCCTCAGCAGCAGCAACTATCTTTTTACCTTTTGGGGATTGGATAAATAATTCACCTAACTCTAATAATTCTTTTTCACCTTCCATATTAGCTAGTTTTTACTTTATTAGATTTGTGAACTCCGGCTTTTGCTCTATTTAATATATTATCCAAGGTTCCTCCGGCTTGACTTAAAATAGTAGCATAAGATTGTGCAATGGGTACTGAATTTTCTAGGGCTAAATTACCACATAAAGCTTTTAAACTATTTACTATTGTTATAAAATCATCTATAAATGTATCCCCTAAAATTACAGCTTCAGTAGCATTTGTTTTTCCTAATGATACTATACCCTTATCCGATATAATATTTATATTTCTATTTTGGGATTGTATCCCCAAATCTTCAATTGATGTTAATATAATTGATTTATTGGATGAAAATAATATACTATCTGTATGGGTATTAAATAATAATCTTCCAGAATTTAATATTATTTGGGGATTATTGTAAGACTTAGGTGATTGAGGTACAGGGGAAATAATATTAGAATATGGGATTGTTGATCCTTCTCCTTCTTTTTTCTTAGATACTGCAATATCAAATGGGATGTTTTGGGTAGAAGTTAAATATATGGATGTAGGGTCATTGTTTATATCTTCTGTAATAGGTAAATAACCTTCGGATGAACCACTTAGGGGTTGACCATTTTTAATAATAGTAATTGGATCCCCATTTTCAGTATTTTTACCTTTAGACCAATTATTTTGTATAATACCTCCAGCTTTAGAAGTATTACCTAATCTAATACTATTACCAAATCTACCTTCAAATATATTATCACCAGCAAATGGTAAAATAGGGTGAATATCTCCTTTTTCCTCAAAGGTACCACCACTATTACCATTTAAATCTATACTTTGTTTTTGTGTTGTAGGTCTATTTACATTTCCTGCTTCTATAGAGGTATAGGATTTATTTAGAGATGGGGAAAGATTACTATTATTATTTAAACTTATAGGTGCAGCATTTAGATGTTGGTTATTCCATAATGCTGTAATACTTACATAAAAATTCTTTAATTGTGACCCAATATCAGGGTTTACATTTGATGGTCCTTTTACAATAAGTACATACTCATTAACTAAAGGGTAAGTTTTTAAATTAGGGAATAAAGGAGTAGCTAATTGGATTGTAGAATTATCTGTACTTGTAGAGCCAGGAGATTTAACTTCAGAAAAGTTAATAGTTCCTATTCCTGACCATTCACCTGTTTTTGGAAATAAATCAGAATTAGAATTAAGATTAATATCTACAACTCGAGCAATTATAAATTTACCAATTTGTGAAGTCTCATTATTAACCCCACCCCTACTTGAATTATTATTAGGTGAAGCTTGAAATAATCTAGATATCCCAGTTTTATTTACTGCCATCTTTAGTTTCCTCGAAGTTATTATTGAGATTTTCAATCTCTTTCATTAATTGTTGTTTTTCTTCTTCCGTTATACCTAATGTATCCCCACTAGAACTATTATTAAGCGCGCGTTGTATTATAGTTGACATTTTAATTAATTGTTCATCGTTACGAACGCCAATATCTAAATATTCTTTAATAAGTGGAACAATAAGAGTTGCATCCCCTATATCATTAATTAAAGGTTTTAGTTCTGAAATTAATCCTGAGATTTGAGTTGCTTTTTTGTTTTGGTTATCGTAAATTTCATTAAGAATATCAGAAAATTTCTTATCACCAAATACTATATTATCTAGAGCCATAATGTTATTTTATTATAAATATGGATATAAAAAGGACTTAGAATCTAGCGTAACCGTTTTCTAGAAAAAATATGTATTGGGACTTAAATATCCCATAAAGCTTATCAGCAATTTTGGTGATTTTAGGAGTTTTTACATCTATAATCTCACGAATGTAAATATAAAGTGCCTTTTTATTAAATACCTCTATAGATTCTCTTTTTCTAAATAATTCAAGTATAGCATCTGCTATTTGAGCATCATTTTTCTTTGGAAATAATTCATAAATATTTTCAGTAACATGGTGTGTAAATAAATCTATATATTTACTTAATTCTGTATTTTGGGGGTCATCAGTCATACTGTAAGTATGGGTTGATTTTTCTCCCATCAAGACATCTACTTCTACTTTCTTAATTTTTTTACTATAATTTTTAGTATTATATAATATTAACCAACGTTTAACTATAGTGCCAAAATAGGAATATGCTTTAGTCCCACGTGTTGGGTCAAATAAATGAAATTTAGATAAACAAAAAGTAATTATTTCATGTTGAAGATGTTCTAAGTTTTCTACTTCAGTATGGTAAAACTTAAAAGTGTGAATTATATTCTGGGTAAGTTTAAAAAATGCATAATGTATTTCTTTATCATAGATTTTACTCCTAATCTTGGGATCAGGCTCGTTATTATATCTTACAATAGCATTTTCAGTGTCTTGGGTAAAGTAATTTTTACTTTTAGGTTTTCTTTTTTTCTTAATTGGTTCCATTATTGGTGTTGTCAGTTTTAAATTTGGAAATACTTTCTTGTATAACCTTTATTTGTGAAAAAAACCAACCAATTTCATCATCACCTTTAAATATATCTTTTTGATCAATCTCATCAAGACGTCTATCTGCATAATTTATTTGTTCATTAAATTCTTCAATATATTTATCTTGATTTATAATAATATCTTCTAATTTTTCCTGTTTATATAAAAGATTAAAAGTCGTAAATCCAAAGATTACGACTAATAAACCTAGTATTATTAAAATTATTTGTAATATCATAAACTATCTAACATATTTTTTAATCCTGAGCTTGATACATTATTTAAAGCTTTTGTTTTGGTACTCTTATTAGCACTCAATGTATAATTCTTTTTTGGGGTATCCACGCTATTTTGAGAAAACTTTGGTAACCATTCAATCTCAAATTCAATACGCGCTGCCATCATATCAGCTTGGTGTAAAATAAATGGAAGAGATGTGCGTGGTTTTTGTTCTGGCATAAATGATTTTAAATATTTCTCATTTGCTGAATCATATAGACCATCATGTGTTTGAATAGCAATCATTTCATTAAAGGTGTATTTAATATCATGTTGCTGGAGTAGAAATAAACCACGGTCAGGAACAGCTGCAAAAGGTAATACCTTATTAAACATATAATCTTCACCTAATTTATCGCGTCTCCAATTATCTGTCTGAGGGATATATGCTTCTTCAGTATCAGAACCCATTTTACCTAAGTCATGGTTGATTGCCGAAAATACCAATTCTTCCTGGGTAAATGTCGTCATATCACAACCAAACCCTTCCCATACAGCGGACATGGCTAAAGCGGCTTTTACAACTCTATTAACGTGATCTACGTACCCACCTGGGAATGCTGAATGGTATTCTTTTTTATGTGCTGCTGGCATTAATATAATACGATCCTCATATTTTTTATAAAAATCAAGTAAACGTTGTTTACGATCTCCAGTAATATATGTTTCAATGTTAGTGTTGAATTCGATCCAATTAGCTTGGATTTTTTCTGCTGTTAGACTCATAACTTTTATTTTTTTTATTTGTAATAACCTTTGTAATAACCTTTACTAACTCTCCTGTTGGATTGTGTGCTAAAAATCTACCATTTAATTTAGGAGGTATTGATTTCATTACTTCAATTTTAGTCTTGTTGTTGTTCAATTAAATCTTGTAACTCACTTATAATTTCTTGTCCCTTTTGGATAGTAGTAAAAAATACTTCCCTAGATTCCCCTCTTTTAACTATTCCTTGTAAACTATTTAATGTAGAATCTAAGTTTTCTAATTTCTTGTGTACTAAATTTTTATTTCTCATAATTTTTATTTATTAATAACTTGAGGTAATTCCACCCCCTTACTAAACGTTGAAACGTTTTCAACCCTCTTATTCCCTTTATTTCTTATTCCCTTTATTTCTTTTATTTCTTTTATTTCTTATTCCCTTTTTTCCTAAACCCGTATTTTTAATCTACGAAAGGATTTTTAAACATCCAAGTTCTTTTCAACATTTTCTTTAAATGTTTTTATTTTTAATAATTTTGAACATCTTTCGTATTGCTCTGTAGATTCAAAATATTGAATACCTTGGTTTAAAGTTCCTAATAAAGAATCCTTTTTATAATCCATAATAGCCTCTAAATCCTCAGATTTGTTTAGATTAATTTTAGATATATAACTCCAAGCTCTATTAAATACTACAAATGATGAAGCATTTTTAGTTTGTTCTATATTATACGAAACATTTTCTTTATCGTAAAAGTTTTTTAATTTTTTATGGAATACACCATGATTGTAAATTAATTTTACATACATTCCTAGTAAGATGTTACCTTTAGTATTTACATCCTTTGATATATCAATCTCAAGATCACCCCCATCTTCATCAGGGAATAAGGAGAATATTTTATTTTTATCTACACCCATGGTATTTTTATTATACATATTTTAAACTCCTAGGGACTTAATTCCATTTTCTATATCCAATTGAATCTTTAATAATTGATTATATTCTGCAACTACATCTTTTTTTTCTGGATTATCAGGATGGTATCTCCATAATTCTTCTATTACAGTAGCTACAGCCATTAAATCATTAATTAATTCTACTTTTTGTTCCTCTAAATCTTCTAGATTTGCCATAATTTTAATTTAATTTAATTTATAATATTTAACTCCTATTTCTGTTTCTTTTTGCTCCCATGGTAGATTATCTCCCATTAATTTATTTAATTCTGCAATTTTCTTATTATTTACAAGAAAATCAATAGTATTTTGCATTACTATCATTATTTAAATTTATTTCCTATTAAGTTAATTACTTCTTTTGCCTCTTCCAAATCAATCCAAAAGAATTCTTTACTATTATTTGCACGTTTGGATTTCAATTTGTGGTGGACTTCTCTTTCAACCGTTTCTCCGTTAAAACATTTGTATGCCCATTCTACTTTATAAGGTAAAGCCACACCTGTGGCCGCAGATATTTGTTTTGCTCTTTCTTCAGGTAAATTTTTAGTATAACCTATCTTAAGTAAACTAGGCATTGTTGGGTTTGATAAAACATATACCCATTGATCTCCTT